CCTATCATCACGCAAACAACCTATGAACACAGAAAAACGGCGTGACCTTCGGGTCACACCGTTCTCTGCGACAAAATAGTTACTTGTCACTATTAAGCCTTGTAGCTATCAGGATTTCTTTTGATTTCTTTTCATATTTCTATTGACATTTACTCTTTTTCGTGTTATTATATAAACAGAAAGGAGGTAGTGCAAAATGAAAAAAGACAAAGACTTTAAGCTAAAAATTGTCGAACTTGTAATCCAAGCAGTTATTGCCCTAGCCGCTCTGATTACAGCCATCAAATCTTAGCAAGTTCGGGGAGTAACCCTCCCCTCACTTCTTAGATAAAGTCAATGTCTCATGTTTATTATAACCAATCGAAAGGAGAATGACAATGAAAAATAAGATCTCTGTTTTCTCGCTCCTATTCTTTTTTATCTATGCGGTACGCACAGGCTGGACACCGATTTTAAAAATCCTTGTAATTTTAAATTCTGCCCTTGTGCTTTTACAGACAGCTTTACAATACAAGGAGGTTCTGCATAATGCCAGAAAATGAGTATATCTCTGTTACCCAATTCGCCCAGAAGTTCGGTAAGGATGTCGGCAATGTCCGCAAGCTGATTAAGGATGGTCGCATCCCTGCAATCAAAATCGGGAATCAGTGGGCAATCCCTGCCGATGCTGAACCTCCTGCCGATAAACGCGTAAAGTCCGGCGAATACCGTAATTGGAGAAAGAAAAAGGATTCTTCCGAAGAGGACCGCTGATGCGGTCTTTTTCATTGCAAAAAAGGGAATGCCCTCGCACTCCCTGAAATACTCGTCTAACCACTTCTGTAATTCTTCTTTTGTTTCATAGATGGGCGGTCTGCCCACATTGTCCGGCATAACATCGCCCCTTTCTGAAAATTTTATTTACTTTTCTTAATCTCTTTTACAATCTCCTGCATATCACTTTGGATGATTGCAATTTTTTTTACAATTTCATTTTTCCATTTATTTTCTTCGTCAATTTCTTTATCCATATTCTGAACATTAAATTTAAATATGGCAAACAAAACCAAAAGAAAATAAATCAAGTGTAAAATTGCCCATATTAAAATAGCTAAAAGGATTATATTTTTCCCCTGTATTTCAGGAATGAAAACTAAACCTAATATCGCAATTACATTACTTATCAACCCCCACATCATAACATCGAGTAGTTGTTGCTCCATTCTCTTCCTCAAAAGTGCTTCCATAATTTTTGTAGTGGAAATCGCAAGAATGGAAAGCATTGTAATATAGATACCAGCCGAAATAGAGAAAAAATCTACTAACAAACCCATCCTTTCATCACAAAAATATACTCCCAGCGTTACATTTACTATAGAAAAAATCTTTTTCCCCCTAAAAAAGGCAACAAAGCATCCAAGAAAAAATAAGAAAAATATATCAAGACTAAAACCTTTTCTTATAAATTCTTTTACGCTCACTCATCCTCCCCCCAATCCAAATTCAACTCATAATCTTCATTTGCTTCTTTCTTAATATTATTTACAAAATTCTGAACACTACTAATAAAATGTTCTCTCTGTTTCAAATAAACTTCTCCTGCATGATCTAATAGAAAGTCAGGAGACAGTTTAGAATTTGCCCCTATAAATACCCCTCTTAAAAAGGTATCTGTATTTTTAATTCTAAGTCTTTTTTCTAAGTCTTTTTGCATCTCAACTTTACAGGACAATACAAAAGGCACCCGTTTCCGAGTGCCCAAAACAAAATAGGAGGTAACATGAAATATCCTGTGTTTTCATAATTTTCACAATACTATAATACCATATTTCGATGTGGCTTTTAGTGGCTTATTTCAGAAATTTCAAAATTTTTTAAAGCCCTCCCGTGAAGCCTTAATACCCAACGGTAGTTGTAATCCATCTCCACCGCAATCTGCTCCCATGTCCTTCCCATCAGATACCGCCGAATCAGCACTTCCTTCTCCGCCCCGTCCTGCATCTGATGTATCCTGTCATGGATTTCCTTGTACTGCCGTACCGCCATAGCCTGCTCATACTCCAGTTGGCTGACAAGTGCATCCAACCTCGCCATATAACCGGACAAATCACTGTGTGCATTTCCCTGCGGCATCCCGTCATGGTTCACACTCGGAAACATCTGCTGACTGCGTAACGCGTCAATCTGCTCCTGCAACTGCCGTTCTCGCCGTGTGCAATCCCGATACCCGTTTAGGTATCGCTTCTTCTCCTCATTCTCCCTCACAATCGCCAAACTATCACCCCTCCAATCTATTCAGCCATCTTGCTTTCTTCCGCCGAATGATGCTGTATATCTCGGCGTTGTCCGCAGCGTCCAACAGCAGCCCCTCAGTATCCGCTTTCACCATTCGCAGAATGTTTTTATAAAACACCTTCTGTTCCGGACAGAAGTCCATGCTTGCCAGTTTCTTCGCCATTTCCAGCATCCGTTCTTTTGAAATCTCGATATTCATTTATACCTCTCCTATCTTCATCTGTTCCGCCACAGGCGTTTCCCATTCCACACCGATATAGTCCAGCACATGTCCCCAGCCGATATCGTACATCCAGAATTTCCATTCCTTCTCGTTCCGCTCCCGCAGGAGGTCGAATCTATGCGGACGCTTTTCCATGTGTATCCCGAACCCGCACATGCTGCAGCCTGTCCGCTGTGCCTTGGTGGTATAAAGCGTCCCATCCTCTTTTCGCTCAATCGTGCCGTAAATCGCAGGCACAGGCACATCCAGCTCCAACGCCAGCTGTAAAATATCCTGTCTGTTGAAAATCGCAAACGGCGCAGAACGAATCGTGCTCTTGCCAAAATAATTGCATCCGTTGATTTTCAGGCTCTTTGCCCTTCTTCCGCCCTCGGATGCCATCAGCCCCAGATAGGGCACACTGTTGTGTTGCTTCGCCCAATCGTCACAGGGCTTTTCCTTGAGATAATAACAGCACTTTGCCGATACCTTGAAATCCGGTACACCATAATTCACGCCCTCTGTTTCGTTCTCATAGCCACCGAATTTCTCCAGCCATTTCTGCGACAGCTTCATGCGTGAATTTTTCTGATACCCGCCGTATGCGCCCGTCTCTCCGGTGATAATCGCATGACGCACGGTTTTGTTCTTCTCCGAAGGGTTCTGCAGCAGCTCAATCTTCGATGCAATCTCCTTCGATAACACCGGAAAGCCGAACTCCTGAATGATTTTCGCCTTATTCCAGACTGTACCGTCCGCCCGCTTCAACGGCTGAACCCGCTCAATTCCGAGCTGCTTATGTACTTCCTGTATGCTCCTGTCCTCCAGATGGGACACGCTGATGCCGGGTACATAAATCCCGATGTTCCGCAGGAACAGGAACAATGTAATGCTGTCCAGCCCGCCTACCGATACATGGCAGTTCAGCCCTCTGGCACAGCACTCATTATAAAATTCCCACGCCCGAATATAGGCATAATTCTTTTTGAACTCATAATCCATTTTCATCTTGACGTTGAAGTCCGCCATCTTCCGCTCCGCACCAATGGCTTCCATCCGCTCTAATACATTTTGCATTTTCCTCACTCCTCAAATCACCCCATGCAGTTCCTTCATGGTTTCAAACTGTCTCCCGCACATTTCCGGCAGATTTGCCCTTACCAGAGCTTCTGCGAACGGCGGCGGCACCGCATTTCCGCAGCGTGCGACCTGTTTCGTTTTGCCGTATGCCTTTCCTGTATAGTCATGGTCGATGATGTAATCGGGCGGAAAACCATTTGCTGCATACAGTTCCCTTGGTGTCAGCATCCGCAGTCCGATATCACTGATGAAGTACATCGTCCCATTGACATCCAGCAACAGGATTTCATCCGCTGCGATTGCATACCCGCAGTACGCATTCAATAGCTCTCTGACTTCATTCCAGTGATGCAAATTCATTTCCGACTGGCTCATTTTCACTGTGACAATGCCGAAATGCCCTGCGGATGTTGTAACCGTATGCAAGGGCTCGTCCGGCTTCTGTCCGATGCCCGTTTTGTAAAATTTGGAAATAAAGGTTTCAACCAGACCATTGTGGTCTACAGCCGTAACCGTTCCAAGCGGCGTATTTGCATCACTGCCGTTCCCTGTATAGCCGCCGCTGAAAAACTTTTCCATGTGAGCCATGCAAAGGCACTCCCTGTCCTTCGTAGTTGAGGTATGTAAGGGACTATTCACATCCAGCGGTCTGCCATTCTGGAAGTATTCCGCCAGATATGCCACAGAAAGTCCGTATCGGTTCGCCGCATCCAGCGTCATTATCGGTTCATCCATCCCCTGACCTCTCACCCTTTCCGATTGCTCTGTGTGATACTGAATCAGAGAAGGCATCGCAAGGCATTGTTCAGCCTTGGATACTGCTATAGCAGTCATTACAGGTGTTGCCAGACCATATCCATGCTTTCCTGTAATTGTCGGAATGGGTTCTTTCAGTTCCTGACCCCTAAATTGTTCTCCTTTATGGTTCACTTGTACAATAAACGGACTAAGTTCCGGTTGACACAGGTACTGTTTTCCGCTGCTTACAACAGTACTTACAGGTTCTTTAATATCATGCACCCTCGGTGCCTGCCCTTTTCTTTCCCCGTAACCAATAGGAACAATAAAAGGCTCTTTATTCTGCAATACAAATTTCTCGATGCCTCTTGCAATGCGTTTCTGTGTATTTACCGCCAAAGGGCGCACAGCACGGATACCGTATTTTTCTTTGATTTCATCCGTTGTGTCAAAAATAGACGGGCATGGAATCGTCCAGTCGATAATCTCCGCCGCTCCTCTCCATGGCTTACATTTTCCGTTTTTTACTTCTTCGCTGTCCTTCGGCGCATGGGTGCGTTCCGGCCAGATAATCTTCTTTCCGTCACATCTGGCAATCAGGAAAAATCTCTTTCGGATGGTCGGCGCACCATAGTCCGCCGCTACAAGCTCCCGATGTTCTATCTCATAGCCAAGCACCTGTAGCTGCTCCTTCCACTTGCGGAAGGTTTCGCCGCGCCTGCTTTTCACAGGCTTTCCTTTTCGCGCCGGACCCCATGTCTGAAATTCTTCCACGTTCTCCAAGATGATAACTCTCGGCTTAACCGTCCCCGCCCATTTCAGCACAATCCATGCCAGACCGCGAATATTTCTGTCTACGGGCTTACTGCCCTTCGCTTTGGAAAAATGCTTGCAGTCCGGAGAGAACCACGCCAGCCCGACAGGTCTGCCCCTCGTGACCTCCCATGGGTCTACGTCCCATACGCTTTCGCAATAATGCCTCGTTTGCGGATGATTCGTCTGGTGCATCAGAATTGCATCCGGGTCGTGGTTGATGGCTGCATCCACCGCTCTGCCTGTGGCAAGCTCTATCCCTGTCGAGGCACCGCCTCCGCCTGCAAAATTGTCTATTATCATTTCCTCAAAAAAATCTATCTGCCTCATTCCCTCACTCCTCAAAACGGCAAATCATCAGTTTCATTTCTCCACCTCACTATACAGCCAATACTGTCCGACTTCTGGACCCTCGACAACCACAATCGTTCCCAGCGGTTCAACGATCTTTCGTTTGTATGTATCCAAAATTTCTCTATCGGCAAATTTCTTGTAATTTTCCAAGATCTCTCCGAATTTTGCCGATGATTCAATGGCGGTTTTGTATTTACATTCCGCATTGGAAATGCCGTGTTCGCATTTTGCGATTTCCTTTGCATCTCCGTTTTCCTTCGCCGCCGCAAGCAGTGCCTGTTTCTTTTCCATAATCTGCGGATGGTTTTTGATTCGCGCATCCGCATCTTGCTTGTATTTTGTATAGGCGTTGAAATAATACTTCTCCGCCTCTCTCAATTTCTTTTTCGCTTCGTGTTTCTGCCCGATGAACACAAAACCGCTTGCCGCACCGATATACAGCCAATCATCATCGGGGATGGTTTTTAATAATTCCTTCAGCTTCACTTTATCACTCCTCGCTTTTTCCCGACCATCGTCATATACCGCAGATGTGCCAACCAACAGAACCAATCAAAATTCAGTGCATCTCCCTTGTTCAGCACTTCTCTTGCATCTGCAATCAGCCCATCTTTCTCCGCTTCCACAAACGCATGAAACACCGCTACATCTGCGTATGCTCTGCGGCGTACAATTTTGGAAACCATGAACCGCCTGTAATTGCCATTCAGATAATCGGAAATTTTGTCATATTCCGTTTTCCATTTTTCCAGTTCAGCCTTGGGCAAATTCAACGCCTTGCCTCTGCGTTCCACCTGTTTGATATAGTGCTGCATTTCATCATCTGTCATTCTCTGCATGAAAACCACCTCTTAAAACGGACATTCGGTGTCCCCCGGCAGAACATAAAACCCGGAATCACACGCCGATTTCTGCATTTTTTCCCAGCCATAAGACCTATCAGAATCCTTGCCGCACGTTGCAATCCGTTTGCTGGATTTGCTGTACTGCGTTTCAATCGCATTTTTCCCAACAGCCAACCGACCCGTCAGTCTGTTTTTGGTTACGTTGATATGCCCTGCACCCTCTGTGCCTGCGTTTCTGCCATAGAACACAACCGTATCCACCTTGTTGGAAATATCTCCGCTGCCCGAAATATCATCGTTTGTCATTTCGCCCTCCTTCGTCTTGCGGGGGTGGGCTACCAACATGATATGCACGTTGTATTTCATGGCAATGCTTTTCAAATCCCAAACAAAATTGCTCTGTGCGGTATACAAATCTCCCTTGCCGTCAACACGCTCCATGGCGGTCATTAGGTTGTCCAAGCAAATCAGCTTCGCGTCATACTGCTTGATGACCTTCTCGACCGTTGCCACCAGCGTTTCCATTTCCGCTGTCGATTCGGGGATATAGGCGTTATCGTAAATATAAATTTTATCGCTGTACCAATCATTGATTTTGTCCTGCACATCCGCACCGACGGAATAATATTCCTCGCCGAACGCATCCGTTCCCTTCGTCAGATAATTGGGGCCTGCAAGCTGCATATCCAGCCAACGCTTGAAATGGAAATCGGGCAGTTCCCCGGAATACGCAAACACGTTCCAGGATTGTTCGATAGCCTCCGCTATAATCTGGCTAACAAGGGTGCTTTTCCCTTCGCCACGCCTGCCCGACCACAAGGAAACCTGTCCCAGATACAGACCACCGATAACCCGATCCAGCTCATACAGCCCTGTTCTGATTTTCGGCATATCGTTTAAATCAACCGATTTCACATCAGACAGCTTCTTGACGTTTTTCAGCTTTGGCACCTCTGCATTTTCGACCGCCTGCACGATTGCGCTTTTGCCATACTTCCGCAGGATATCGTTTGCATCCTTTTCCCCCAGATAGTCCTTGATGCGAACCACACGCACCCTTTGGCTTACTCGTGCCTGCAATTCATTTACCAGTGTAACCTGTCCGTTTTCGTTATCCCCGAACACGATGATTTCCCGAAATTCGTCAATCCAGTCCGCACAGTGCTGATACCATGTGAACCCTCTCGCCCCCGTTGGAACGGAAACAGCATTTTTGATTCCTGCCTCAGCCAAGCTCAAGCTGTCAATCTGCCCTTCTGTGATAACCAGTGTCTCCCTGTCCTCACACTGCTGCATACCAAACAGAATCGGCTTTGCCCCTGTTTCGCTCCACTCTTTGTTTTTGTCCTTCGTTTTGTCAAAATTCGTTTTCCGATATTTCACAAACTGCATGATGTTGTTTTCGTCATAGAACGGAAAAACCAACACGTTCGGGCTATCCCTTGCGGTTGTGATACGGTATTTTCTGCAAACCGCCTCGCCAATCCCTCTGGATTCCAGATACGCGATTGCCGCAGGTCTTGTTTCAATTTTCTTCTGCGGCAGTTGCTTGTACTTTTTGGTTTCCCCAAAATCCAGTTCAAAACCGAAATCTCTTGCCAGTTCCACAAAATGACCATGTTTCCCACAGCCGGAACGAAAACAGTTGAATGTCCCGTTTTCCAGATTGATTGAAAACGTATCCTTGTCCCCGTGGTTGCCGCCGTGGCAGTAGGGGCATTGGCTGAAAAACAATTCGTTTCCCTTTTCGTGTTTTTCCGTCTGTATGACTGCGGCAAAATCATACACATCCTGCTTGTTATATTCATAGCTCATCTGCCTGCCTTCTCTCTCCAATCCTCCTCGGAAGGTTCGGGGGGAACCCCTATATTTACTTCTTTACATTCTTTATTATTCTTAACATTCTTAAGATGTTGCCCTTTGTTTGCCCCTTGCTTGCCCTCTGCTTGCCCTTTGTTTGCCCCTTCGCTTGCCATTTCGCTTGCCTCGTCAAATTCCAAAACTTGATATTTTTCCCAATTTACAACGGTTATAATGGTATATCTGTTTGTCGATTCGCTTGCCACTTCGCCTGTCGATTTTAGCTTGTTTAGTGCAGTTCTTATCTGCTTAACGCTAAAACCCAGTTCTTCCGCCAAATGTGCATAGCTTGTAATGACCTGCCCCTTTTCGATGGTTCGTCCCATCCATTGACTTTCCCGAAAACTGGCGGTTAACAGCAGATGTAGAAATAAATCTTTCACAACATAGTCTTGGTACCATCCCCATTGGACTAATTTTCTGTGTACCTTCACAAATCCGTTTAACCTCTGCATTTAACCACCTTCTTCCATTTCTTCCTGTAACCGATTCCGCAAATGATACCGAAATAGCATATATATAAATTCGCCCGTCAGAGCCGTTGTGTTGAACCAAATGTGTAAGCCGTACCGAAACCCCCAGCTAAGTAAATTGCCCGTCAGAGCGGCAGGATGCAGGCGAGAGAGGTATAAGTGACTCTTTATCTTACTCCAGTTGGTATCCTCAACCAACAGATGCACCTCTGCACCCCTCTCCTTCGCTCGCTGAAACTCCCTTGCGAACCGTTCCCGACCATATGTAAAATTCCCGCAAATCTCGTCCAGATTGGCTTTTCGCTCAACGGCAATCATCCCGCTGCAATCCGTTTCCGTTTCGTCCGGTCTGACGTATTTATACGAATAGTCCCCGAAATCCAGTTTTTTGGATTCATACGGACAGCCCAAGCTATCCAGTGTCGCCCGTATGTGCTCCCACTTTTTCTCTCTGGTATCCACCAGAATCACGATGGATTTCAACGCTTTCTCAATCTCGGCATCGTTCCATTTCCGTCCCATGATTAAAACGGCAAATCGCTGTCATCTGCGGTATCATCCACAGGGAAAAAACCATTGTCACCAGTGCTTTTTTTCAACATCAGTTTGTCTGGCACCTTGAATTTTCCGGAACGAATGGCATCAACCGTTCTGAAACCTCGACAGGTTACAAAAAATCCATGATTGCCGTTAAATTCATATTCTTTCTCGCCAAATACCGCCCCGACGATCTTCCCTTTCAGCTTTTTTTCATCGAAATCAAATTCATACCCTGCGTTGCTCGCTTCGATACATGCAATCTGATTTGCGAAATAGTCTTTGTTTCTGTCCTCGTCTGCATCGTTGGGAATTGTCAACTGTCTGGTGCCTTTCCACTTCTTTGGCTCCTGCTGGTTGCGGTAATCGTTTGCATAAAATTCCTTGTGCTCGCCCTCCAAGATATCAAAACTGATTTTCAGAACACTGCCCCAAGTATATGTGACTTCCTCCGCATCCATAATTTTGATAACGTAGCCGCCGATCGGCAGCTTTTCCCTTTCCTGCGTAGGTGTTCCTTTTCTGTATCCGTTGTACGCTCTCATGCTTGTCCTCCTTAATTTTTATAAATTCCAATATTCTCTGATGGCTTTATCCACAGCCTTCAAATCGTTGTCAATTTCCAATGGAAACATTTCCATCGGGCTTTTCGCCGTTGTGTATCCGTCTGACTGCGTGATGAATTTATGCGTTGTACCATCCGTCACAGCCAACAGCACAATGGAAAACAGCCCTTCCACAGTCAACTGGTTGTCCAACATTTTCCCGATTGTTTTGGCTTTGATTTTTCCCGTATCGGATGTTTCTACATGGTGCAGAAAATAGACAATCACATCATTCGGCATTTGTTTGATGACAAAATCCAGCATATTACGGAAACGCAGTGCAATATCCGTAAATTTGCCGTACCCCGTTTCCTTCGCCCTGTCGAACATTTCAAACGCCAATAAATACTGTGAATCGTCCACAACATAGGTTTTGTATCCCTTTTTCTGCATTTCTTTCCCGATGGTTGCGTATGTTGCATTTGGTACTGTGTCCAGCTGTTTCCGAAATGGAAGGGGTTTGTTTGCGACATTGAAAATTAGCACTTCCCCCTGCTCAAAATTCCGCAGGCTTGTGCTTTTTCCGCTGCCGCTTTCGCCCAAAATCAGCACAGGAATCCCCATAGTCCATCACTCTCCCTCAAATTTTCCGTTTCTGGCATCCTCAACCATCTGCTCTTGGATGGCATCCATTTCCGCTAAAATCTGTTTTTTGCGGTTATACAGCCCTGCAATCTGCCGCTCCGTTTCTCGCAGATCCATGCTCAGTTCAAAATTTTTCTGCAAATAGTCCTGTCTATTCATACGCTGCCTCCCTTCTGATACAGTCATCACAGCCAATCGGCTCTCCATGCCTGTCAAAATAGAAATATTCACAGGTGCGACTGCCGCAAATGATACACTCCGGCTCGATTTCCTCGTATTCCGGATCTGTTCTTGGGTCCTCGATGTATGTAAACTCCATTAGCTAAACACCTTCCTGCAAATCTCCGCAGGGAAGCTCTCCCCGTTCAAGTACCAGCAGTTCCACCAAGGGTCATACTGCCATTCTCCGCTTTTCAGCAAAGGCTCCCCCTCCACACGGTTGATCTGCATCGTGCCTGTCCAGTTTTCCATTGCATTTCCCTCCTGTTTCTGTTATTCTGTAATTGAATAATTATCCAGTCCCCGAAACGGTGCGCCAACACCTCTGGGGACGTTTTTATTTCTTAGGCAATTCCCTGCCGTAAAACACATTACCGATTGCAAAGGCAATCACCGTGCCGGAAATCAGATAAAACATCATCCTGCTATCGGGATTCTCCAGAACCCATACTAAGCCGCACTGCGCCAGTAGCGTCCCGAAGAATACCACCGCCCAACGCAGCAAACCACGGCGGATGTAGAATAACGTCCGTTTCCATTTGCGCTTCATAGTTTAACCACCTCACTCCCTTCCTCAAAAAATTGTCCGTATCTGAATGATTCTGTGTATTTCCCAAAATCCACCGTAAACACAAACGGATACATCCCCGTGACAATTCCTGTTTTCTTGTTTTTTTGCACCGGGCCTGTGCTGCTCTTTCGGAAATACACGATTTTCTTAATCTTTTTCCCGATATACAGCTTCCCTTCCAACGCCTGCTTCATTTCCTCCAGCGTTGCGCCGCTGCGCTTCATTCCGCCCTTCATTCCGCCACCCCTGTCTCCAGAGGAACGATGTTGTTCGGGTCGGATACATCGTAGCCCTCATACTTCCGCAGGAATTCCTCCACCGCCTCTCTGCGGCATTTCAACTGCCCCAGCTTGAGAAACGGCAGCAGCCCTGCATCCTTCAGACCATATACTCTGGTCGCATTGCATTTCAGAATCTGCGCAACTTCCTTTACTGTGTAAAGCATCGGCTCCATAAGAACACCTCCTGTTATCAACATCTTTTTCACTTTCCTTGACAATTTTCTCCCCCTGTCCTATTCTGAAAATACAGGCTGTTGCCGCAGCCGAGTACATAGGAAAGGAGATGATTTT